CGCCCTAGCCTACTCCGACGGCGGGGGCTCAATGCTCACGCCCGTCAACGCGTCGGACTACGCCCTTGCCGACGACTGGGCAGAGGAAGCGGTCATTACCCCGAAGGCTCAAATCGCTACCCGCGAGAACGCCCCCGCTGGCAGTATCCCTTTCCGTACGCTCGGCATCGACGTTCAGCGTGGACACTTCTGGGCGGTCGTGCGCCGTTGGAGCCGTACCGGGTCGAGCCGTCTAATGGCCTTTGAGAAGATTGAAACGTGGACAGGCCTCGACGACCTAGCCCGCAAGCACGGCGTCCACAAGGCTCTCGTCATGGTGGACTCTGGGGACAACACGCAAACGGTCTATGCCGAGTGCTGCCGGCGAGGTTGGAAGGCTACCAAGGGGTCGGGCTCCGAGGACTTCGCGGTGACCTCGTCAAACGGACAGACGACCCGCCGCTTCTACTCCGACCCGCAAGCCATCATCGTCCCAGGACAACCCACCCGCGTCTCTCTTGTGGTCTTCTCGGCGATGGCGGCTAAAGACCTCTTGCACGGCCTACGGGTCCGCAAGTTGCACACCTACCCTCGTGACGCGGTGGAGGACTACGCCAAGCAGCTGAACTCCGAGGTGCGCGTAAAGGACAAGCGGACGGGTCGCCCGATGTGGATACTTCCGCAAGGGGTGCAGGACAATCACGCCCTCGACTGCGAAGTGTTAGCCATGTTGGCTGCCGTGCGCTGGGGCGTCGTCGGTCGGGAGGCCACGACCACGGAATCCGAAGCACCTACAACTTGACACCGTGCCGAACTCTATCACTTTAAATGCAAGCGAGTCGGGGGTTTGTGGGGACCTACATTGGCTTGGAGGTTCGGATCGTTGGCCCTCGGCTCGCCCCCCTTCGTTCCAAGAGATGCAAGTTTAACATGGCATCCGGCATCTTTATCGGCCTCACGGAGTGCGAACTCTTGGCAATCCGCACCAAAGCGGTCTCTATGATTACGGAAGGAAAGACCCTTATGTCCTATTCTGACAGCGGCTCGTCTGCTTCCAAGTCGTTTGCCATGCCCCCGAAGGAGATGCTCGCCGAGGCTCAGTACGCCCTCGGTATCCTCGACCCTCAGCAGTACCCGGGCTCAGTCCGCATGACGGTCGGTCGGACGAATTGGAACAACCCAATCCGTAACTAATTTATGGCAGTCAAAAAGCGTCTACCCATCAAGGCCCGCAAGGGAACCCCGAAGCCCGAGGCCTCCGCTGGTGGCTGGCAAAGCACGGGGCTGACTCGCCTCCGCTTAGGGCAGTACGGCGCCCAACCGCGTGACCTACGCCGCGACCTATCTCCGTTCGACCGCCTGTCGATGGTCCGTAAGTGTCGCTGGGCTGAACGCAACTCGGGGCTCTTCAATCAAATCCTTAACGACCTCACGCTCTACACCGTAGGCGACGGCATTAAGCACCAGTCCCACGCGTCGACGCCCGAGGCTCGTGAAGCCTATAACGATTACTTTAATGAGTGGGCTAAGAAGTGTGATATCACCGGCCGCTTTTCGTTTAACCAAGTCCAGAACATCCTGCTCCGCGGTATGCTCCGTGACGGCGACTCCTTTGCCGTAAAGACCCGCAACGGTTTTGACGTTCCGAAGTTGCAGATCATGGAGTCGCACCGAGTCGGTGACCCATTGTCCCCAGACGTATGCCCGCCCGGTATGCATGACGGCGTTCAGTTCGGCCCCTACGGTGAACTCGCTGGCTTCTCCATCTACCGCTCAGACGGCTCTGCCCGTTACGTTATCTCTAACGCGGTGATGCACGTCGTCGACCAGGAGTGGGCTAGCGGAGCCCGTGGTATCCCTATCCTCCAGAGCGCCGTCAACTCGGTGCAGGACGATATGGACGTGCGTCTCCTTGAAATCCTTGCCATGAAGGACCACGGCGACGTCACTCGCGTCCTTAAAAAGACAGGCGGTTTTATGCCGACCGACATGGGAGCTGAACTCGGTCAGTCTACGCCTCTAACGCAGGGTCAGCAGTACGCTTCTATGGGCGGTAAAATCCTCGCCCTTGAACCCGGTGAAGACCTCCAGCTGCTCGCCTCCAACCGCGGCAGTCAGGCCATCGGCTTCCTGCAGGAACTCGAGCGCGACATCGTCCGCGTCCTCCCTTACGAGTTTGTCTCCGACCCTTCCAAGATTGGCGGCGCATCGGTTCGCCTCGTCACCGCCAAGGCCGGGCGCGTCTTCGGCAAGTATCAGTCGGTCATCATCACGACCCTCTGTCAGCCGACTTGGGGCTACGTCATCGGTCAGGCAATCGCGAACGGCGAACTCCCCGACGACGAGTCTTGGAACGAAGTGTCTTGGACGACCCCGAAGAGCGTGACGGTGGACGGTGGACGCGACTCGGCTAACGACCGCGACGACCTCCGCATCGGCCTTCTGTCCTTCTCTGAAATCTACAACCAGCGCGGGATGAACTTCGAGGAAGAGGCTGAAATCAAAGCCCAGAACGTCCGCTATCTCTTGGACCTTTCCAAGACCTACGGCGTCCCCTTCGAGACCCTGTCTAATCTGCTGATCAACACCGCTCCTGGTACTGTCGAGCAAACCTCCTCCACCCCTCAGCCTGACGCTGAGACCGAGACCTCTTCCTAAAATGCGTTTCCTACTCAACGGCCTAAACGGTCGCGAAGCCCTCCTCATCGACCCCTCCAAGGCTAACGATCACCGCGTCCTTGCGGAGAAGTTTGGCTTTACGGATATGCTGGCCCAGCTCTTCGGCGAAGTCCCGAAGGCATACATCGCCGAGGACGGCACGGGCGTTATCCCGATTGCCGGCGTTATTGGCAAAAGCCTCTCGCCCCTCGAGAAGATGACTGGGGCCGTGGACGTCTCTGACATCGCCGAGACCATCGACGAGTACTCGATGAACCCTCAAGTGACCCGCATCGCCTTCCAAGTCTCATCCCCTGGCGGGACGGTGACGGGCGTGGAGGAACTCGCCAACAAGGTCCGCAATATCGCAAAGCCTACGATGTCCTACACCGACACCGAGATGGCAAGCGCCGCTTACTGGGTTGCCGCCGCAGCTGATAAGGTCGTCGCTTCCCCCTCTAGCACCGTCGGCTCCATCGGCGTCTACATGGTCGTCGCCGACTACTCTGAAGCCGCCAAGGCCGAAGGCATTAAGATGATCGTCATCAAGGCTGGTCAGCACAAGGCCATCGGCGTACCCGGTGCCGAAGTGACCGACGCCCATCAGGCTCATCTTCAGGAAGGGGTCGACGAAATCCACGCCGACTTTAAGGCCGCCGTTCTCAAGACGCGTAAGATGGTCAAGGCTGAGGACATGGAAGGCCAAGTATTCTCTGGCAAGCAAGCCGCCCAGCGCGGTCTCGTGACTGGCCTAGCGGACTCCTTTAACGAAGCGGTCTCGATGTGGGCAGAGAACAGCATCGCCCCTGCCCCTGCCGTCCCTGCTAAGAAGAAGTAAGCCCGTCTCGTTTCCACTATCCGCAATTACAGATGACTATCGAAGACCAACTCTCGACCGCCGACCTTCTCGCCCAGGCATTAACTGCCGAACGCGACGACCTCCGTGCGACCGTTGAGAAATTGACCGTAGGCGCCGTGGACGAACTGACCGCCATCAAGGCTGACCTCGTCACCAAGGAAGCCGCCCTCGCTGACCTCGGTGTGTCCCTCGAAAAGGCTGTCGCTGAACGTGACGCCTTCGCCGCCAAGATCGCGGAACTCGAAAGCAACAAGGTCTCGGCCTCCAAGGAAGCCGCCAAGATTGCCGCTTCTGTCGGCGTCGAACCGACCGCCATCATCCCGGGCTCCGACAACGTCGCCGCCAAGGTGGACGCTCTCGCTACTTTCAACTCCCTGACTGACCCAGTCGCCAAAGCCGACTTCTTCGCGAAGAACGCTCAGGCCATCTACGCGTCAATCAAGGTCTAATTTTCTCTCACCCTAATCTCCTAATATACTACTATGGCAAATTCCATCGCAGCTGCTCCAGCAGTTCTCGCCCAGGGCGTCATCAAGGCCCTCGCTAACAAACTCCCGATGCTCTCGGGCTTCTCCACCGTCTTGACCACCTCCGTCCAGAACGGCGGAGCGGTTATTCAGGTTCCCCTGATCGGTACCTCCGTTGCTACGGAATTTGGTGCCTCTGGTTACCTTTCCGGCGACGACGCGACCGTGACGAGCTCGCAGGTG